CCCCAGTTAATATTAGTTCCGTCTGATTGTAAAGCATAATTTACTGTTGATCCATTTTGTACTGGGAGCAAGGCATTGATAGCATTTGTTGCTGATGTTTGTCCTGTTCCGCCTGCTGTAATTGGAAGAACTGAAGTAGAAGAAATATTACCACTTGAATCAGTGGTTAGAATAGCGGCGGAAGTAATCGGGATATTTAGTCCAGATTTTACCTTAAAGTTTTTATCTGCCACTTATTCCCCTCCTAGAATCTTACTTCGCTAAATTTAACTGTTACGTTTGTAGATGCTGCATCTGTTACTGTTACTTGGAGTAAAGCATTTCCTCCAGAAGCGGTAGCAGATACTACAACTCCAGACATCGTTCCTCCAGTTTCAGTAATTGCAAATTCAGTCATATCAACGCTTGTTCCATCTGTTTGAACAATTACTTTAGAAGTTCTAATCTTAGAACCTTGCTTTAGTGATACCATATATTCTGCAGATGTGAATGCATTTAGAGCATTTGTGTCAATTGTCGTTGCAGTATTTGCAGATATTGTTGCGGTTCCAGTTATAATTGGTGTATCTGCCCATGATGCAGACGAACCATTTGTAGTTAAGAATTTACCTGAATTTCCTGTTTGTGATGGAAGGCTTATTGGTGCTGCCGCCCATGTTGGAACTCCTGAAGACAATGTTAATATATGTCCATTTGTACCAGCTGCGAGTTTGGATAGTGTATTTGTAGCTGAAGCATAGATGATATCGCCCGTGGTATAGGATGTTAATCCTGTTCCACCATAAATTGCTCCGATTGCAGATCCGTTCCACGTACCAGCTGCAATTGTTCCAAGCGTTGTAATGCTTGTTGCACCAGTATATGTGCCAGCTGCTACTGTTGCTAATGTGGCATTATAGGCTTGAACATCTGTGCCGATTGCTAATCCAAGATTAGTTCTTGCGCTAGATGCAGAAGTTGCACCAGTTCCACCATTTGCTATGGCAATTGTTGTACCATTCCATGTACCTGATGAAATTGTACCTAGAGTTGTAATACTTGTTGAACCAGTATAAGTTCCTGCAGCAACTGCTGCCAATGTAGCATTATATGCTTGTATATCTGTACCAATTACAAGACCAAGATTTGAACGAGCACCAGAAGCTGTCGTTGCTCCAGTACCTCCGTATAGAAGTGCAATTGTTGATCCCTGCCAAGTACCAGTTCCAATTGTTCCAACCGATGTCAGTGATGATGAAGTAACACCAGAACCAAGCGCAGTTGCAGACAATACTGTAGTTCCATTAATCTCATAAACTTTTCCAGTTAGTAGATTAAAGTCTTCTGATGAAGTCCAGGCCGCTGTTGATGCTACCCAATTAAATGTTTTATCTGTTGTACCCTTTACGGTAATTCCTGCTCCGTCTGCAGTAATATTAGTTGGGCTTGCAACATCAGCAATTACTATATTCTTATCTTCAACAACTAAATTAGTTGAATTAAGATTTGTAGTAGTTCCATTTACTGTCAAGTTACCAGTAATTGTAAGATCTGATGATAATGTTCCACCTGTAAGTGGTAGGTATGTTGAGGCGGCAGATGATGTAGTTAGATATGTATTAGTATCTAGTTCCCATGTATTAGCTGCTGTCTTCTTTAATAGTCCTGATGTTCCAGTAAGAGCACCAATTGCAGTTAAGTCTGCATCTAACGGTTGAGCATCAGTAATTCCATATCCAGACAATGTAGTTGGAGTTGAAGAAATCTTTGACCATGCAAGGCTAGTTAGCCATGAAGGGTTTGAATAAGATCCACCAGTTGCTACTGCATCTGTAATTCCATATCCTGAAACTGTTGTTGGAGTTGATGTAATTTTAGACCAACCAAGGGCGGTGATCCAAGAAGGATTTGAATAAGATCCTGTAGTATAAACTCCATTAGTTACTGTTCCAGCATTTCCTGAAACATTTCCAGTTACATCACCTGTAATATTTCCAGTAAATGTTCCACTAATTGTTTTATTTGTTAAAGATTGAACGCTATTAACATCTACAGTTACTGCTGTATTAATTGCTAGTGTTCCTGGTGATGTTTCTGTTAAACCATTTCCTGCGACTACTGTTTGGCCCGCATTAAATTGAGTCCAGTTAATATTTGAAGTTCCCAATGTAATTGTTCCAGTTGTAGTCATAATAAATCCATAGCCCGCATTTGTTGGGCCAGTCATTACAAATACAAAATCACCATATGATATTTCTCCAGAAGGACTGTTGTCTGCATCTGCTGCACGAGTTAATACCCAGTTTTCTCCTCCAGGATTTGACTTACCAGCATTTGTTACTTCATAAATTCCATTTTGTACAGCATTTGTTTGATTTTTTACAAGAACTCTTTCTCCTACATTCATGCTCTGAGAATCAATTACAAGTGGAGTATTTTGTTCTCCTCCGTTAGCAGTTAAAGTTTTAGCTGTATTATTATATGCTGCAGAAAGATTTGCAACTGTTGCTACATGAACTGCTGGATGAAAGTTTAATCCTGCTGTAACATTATCTACATATGCTTTTGTAGCGGCATGAGATGCCTGAGTTGGTCCATTTGATAATGTTAAATATCCAGAGACTGTAACATTGTCTGGCAATCCAACTGTAATTGCACCAGTTGAAGCAGATACCTCTACCTCATTTGAAGTTCCAGTCAAAGATAGAACACCAGTATTTGCTAAAGTTATTGTATTTGCATTATCATCATAAGTTTTAGAAATTCCAGATCCTGCTGTTAGAGCAGAATTTACTGAATCTTGAGCAGCCTCAGTAAAATCTGAAATTGCTGATGATGTTATTTGTCCTCCGCCTGCAGCATTTGTATGATCATGCGTAGCATTTGCAAACGATGCAATTGTAGGAGTTGTTAAAGTTTTATTGGTTAAAGTTTGAGACGCATCTGTTATTACTACCTTAGATGTATCTGTAATTCCATGAACATTTGTAGTATCTGATTCATGTGTAGATAAAGCTGATGCTGCTGTTGATTCCGCCGCAGATTTAGCATCATCCACATACTTTTTAGTTGCTGCATGTAAATCTACTGTAGGAGCTCCTGATAGTGTCAAAGCTCCAGTCATGGTATCGCCAGATTTTGCAACCTTACCAGCAATTGAATTTGTTACTGTGGTTGAGAAACTTGCATCATTTCCTAGCGCTGCAGCCAATTCATTTAATGTATCAAGAGTAGAAGGAGCAGAGGCTATAAGATTTGATATTCCAGTGCTTACTGCGCTATCTGTATAACTCTTTGTTGCAATTGTGCTATCTACAGCAACTGTAATTGTATCTGCGTTATCGTTTGAAGTTACTGTTATACCAGTTCCGCTAGTTAATGCTGCTCCAATTGCATCACGAGCCATTTCGTCATTATATGTTTGAGCACCAGTCAAAGAAATTGAATTTGTGTTATCGTTATAATTTACAGTTATATTTGTATGAGTTCCTGCAGCTAAAGCAGCAGCAACAGCATCTTGTGCTCTTTCATCAGTAAAATATTTATTTGTTGTTCCTTCAGAAATGTTATCTGATGAATACGCTGCTTCTCCACCAAGAGATATAGCAAATCCATTAATTGTAATTGAGGAATTTGCAAGTTTATTATTTGCAATTGAACCTGCAAGCATTGCATTTGTTACAGTTCCAGTATCTCCTGTTGTTATCACAGTTCCGCTTCGATCTGGGAGAGTAATTGTATTATCTGATGTAGGTTCTCCAACTGTCAATGTGGTCTCATATGAATCTGCAGTAGCACCTTCAAATACGATGCTTGAATCAGATAGAGTTAGACCAGAAATGACGGGGGATGTAAGAGTTTTATTAGTTAATGTATCAGCAGTATCAGTTCCTACAAGAGTAGTTGTAGCATTTGGAAGAGTAACTGTCTTATCTGAAGTTACATTTGGAGCAGCTAAAGTTAATTCATGAGAATCTACTGTACCTTCAAATATAATATCTGTGCCTGGGATATAGAGGTCGCCATCCACTAATTCTGCAACTGTATTACTTAGGTCTCCGACCTCAAGATACCCATTAAGTGTTGTATTTAAATCGCTTGGAACAACGTTTGCATATGCAGTAATTGAATTCCATTGGGTTCCATTTGGATTTGTAGTTGGACCAATCTTGAATTTAAGGGTGTCTGTTTCTATTCCTACCTCGCCTGGGCGAAGCACAGGATTATTAGATACCCAGTTTGCTGCGGTATCTCTACGTAATTGAATTCTAACTGCCATTTGCTATCCTACTCCTCCGTCAATTATATCATTGTTTGGTGCTGATGCATAGGATGAACTTGCTGTGCCGCCGTCCATAGAAACTATATAATTTAATTCAGAAACGTACTGTCCGTAGTCTACATGACGAACCAACCCATCTCCAGCGTAGTGTTGGTGATCCAGTAATTCTTTTGGACCAGCGACATCATACCAAATTGTTCCATTATAAATTTTTATTGTATTTTCTGCTGAGTCAAAATAAATTCTGCCTTGAGCTGGTGAATTTGGAGCTGTATCCAAAACCTCTAAAGAATTAGATGTTCCGCTGCCACCTCCGCCAGTTCCTATAGCAGACCAAGTTGTTCCATTATAAAATTTTAAAACATTTGAAGTGGTATTGTAGTAAATAGCTCCAGATACCCCGCTTGCTGGATCTGATGCCAGCGAAGGCGGGGTTACGGGAGTTAAAAACTTTTTAGCCACTATTAGCCAACTACCACTACTCTATATTGTGCGCTTGTTGGAGCGGCAGCAAAGGCTACTGTTACAGTATTTGAAGTTGAATGCTCTACATCTGCTTCTACTTGAGCATATGGAGAACCGTTTTCATAAACTTGAACAGTAACTTCTCTTGTTCCAAAATTATGTGTTACTGTAAATGAAGTTGCAGATCCATTTCCTAGATCTGTTGAATATTTGCGAACTCCATATCCTGAAGCAAATACTAGCGCTCCTGAAGAGAATGTAAGTCCTGTGCCTGCATTAATTCCAACACCATTGGCATCGACTGAAAGACCACGAGATGTATCTGTCTTTAATTCAATTGCACCACCAGTATTAATTAATGACGCATTTCCAGAAGTTGGAGTAACATCTGCGCTGAATGTGTTTCCAGTTAATGTTATTCCTGCTCCAGCTAGATATGTTCCAGAACCTGAGAACTGTGTAAAGCTAATTGCATCAGTTCCAATTGTTGCTGGTTTAAGAGTCTGTACCCAACCAGTGCTTGCATATGTTGTTCCTGCTGATACAAATATAAAGTCGCCAGAATCAACTTCTGCCGCTGTATCAAAATCTAGAGCACGTACTGCTGCTCCAGACGATTGAACAACATAAATACCATTTTGAGATTGCGTAGTTTGACCATTTACGAGAACACGATCTCCAGCTACAAGTGTAATTCCATCAATTACATCTCCCGCTTCAAGGTCTGTTGAAAGGTCAATATTTGCTGCAACGTAAACTCTTGCTGCTGCATGAACGTGTAGTCCTTCAGAAACTGAATCTACGTATGCCTTAGTTGCTGCATCTGTTGAACTTGTTGGTGCTCCAAGATTTGTAATCTTGTTTGTTCCAGCATCTAGATTTGCGCCAAGAGCAGTACCTGATCCAAGTGTCTTATTTGTTAGTGTTTGTGTGCCTGAATTTGTAGTTACAGTTGAATCAATGCTTAGTGTTAATGTTCCAGCACTATCATTATATGACTTATCAAGACCTGTTCCATCTACGATAAGATCATTTACTCTGTCATCTACTCTTTCATCTGTATAATACTTATTTGTTCCTTCTGCTAGATCTGATGTTGTATGTCCTGGAAATTGATCTGCTACTGCAAAATCAAGAGTTCCGTCAGAATCTTCATAAGTTACTGTAATACCAGTTTCGGTGTTACCCGTAACCATTGCTCCAACAATATCTTGTACAGACTCATTATTTAAAGATACATGTCCTGTTGTTACTGTAAAGTCTGTTGAGCTAAAAGATGCGATACCTTTGTTTGTACTAGATGCATCTTCTCCAGAAATTAATGTGATTCCCGAAGTATCGTTATATTGAATATCAATTCCTTCACCCTCTCCGAGTGATGAACCAATTACATCCTGAACAGCTTCAGTAAAATCATTTACTTGTGTTGATGGGATAGAAATATTTTGATCTGATGCTGCGGTTAAACGACCTTGTTGATCTACTGTGAATGATACTGCTTTTGTTGCTCCGCCATATGATCCATGTGACACTGCAGTGTTGTCAAGATCGATTGTTGTCTCACCTGATGTGTCGTTATATGTTGCTGTTAAAGCTATTCCACCAATTACGGAAGAGCCAATAACATCTTGAATTACTTCTGTAGAACCAGAGGCTGGCACCCACTCAGTTCCATTATAGAAATACAAAACATTTGCTGTTGTGTTGAAATAAATTTGACCTGCTACTGGGCTTGACGGCGCAGTGCTGAGGTTTTGGATTCTGGCATTTAAAAGCTCATTCTTATTGAGATTTATGCCAGTTACGAATAATCTTGCCATTTTTTCTCCTTACGACAGGTACGCTGTCCCTGAAAATGGTTGTGCCATTGTCAGTGTTATTTGATTAATACTATTATAGTCTATGCCCGTTTCCAATATATCTCCGCCGCTGGTTTTAACAGTGACGTTTGGATAAAAGCCTAAATTATGATTTATTACTAAAGAATATATTCCAGACACTGGCCCAGTTACTTGAGCTATTTCCCATGAATATGAAAAGGCGTAATCTGCACCTTCTTGAATAAACTGTATTACTGTGGCACCAGACCATGATGTATCAGTTAGTTTAGGTCCATAAAAATCAGTAGTTGCAGTATTATAGTAAAAGTCTCCAGTTAGACCTAAATTATTTGATGGGGCTCCAGTTCCATTCAAAATAGTTCTACCTCTTGGACCTTGTGGGCCTGGAGTAGCTACTACTACTGAATTTTCTGTTTGATTTACTACTACAACATTATCTGTCATATTGTAACCGTTCTATTGAGCGTTATATACCCACCAAGTAATTTAGTTTTAACCAAATTTGAATCCGTGATTATTAAATCATAGATAGACTTTGGATAGAATAATTTCTTTGTTTGAGTAGGAGTCATTCGAACGGTTACTTTTCCTAGTGAGCCATCGATTGTGATTCCACCACTAGGAGATGTTAGAGTAAAAGCAAGTTTTTGAGCAGTTCCATCACGGACCTGCATTTTGGCGGTAGCACCAGTTAGATCTATGACTGCGTCATTTGGATCTTTATATTCTACTACAAATGTGAAAGTAGTATCTTGATCTACTTCCCAATTCTTTTGTCCTGCCATTTACGAAAATCTCCTAAATAGGAAAACTCCTATGCTTATTTTAGCACAGGAGTCATCCTAATATACTACTTAAATTACGCCTTCTTTGTGAAGCCAAACGAAGGCTCGTTTGGATTCAATGCCTTCAAAATAACAGGCAAGCATGCTGCTATACCACCCTTAATTAAATCTCCTGGGTCAGTATTGCCAGTCATGTATAGAGCAATGGCAGCACCAAGGAAATGGCGACCATAGCTTGCTAACGCTGCTAGAATTTTTTCCTGCATTGTTACCTTTCCATCATTATTAAGATCTTCTTTCATAAAGACCTCCTTATTCTGGGCACGGTGCCCAGGGTTTAGGGTTTCCCCTAATATTAATTATACTACTAAGCCGAAATATCCACAATCTCGCAATTTCCGTCTGAGGTACATGCGAGTGTTTGTGTTCCGCTTGTTCCATCTTCTGTTTCATAAAAAGACAAATCTTCCCAACGAATTGAAGATGGCATCTTAGCAAGTAGTTCTAGATATTCACTTTCAGTTACTTCTTGATATGGAGCTTGCTTATAAGAGTGATCAGAATGCGGCAGGAATGAAATACCTGATACTTCATCAAAATGATTATATACCCAAGCACCAACTTCCATCCATTCATCTTCTTTTACAGATACTGTAATAGATGGCTTATGCTCACACCATTCACGCTGATATACGAGCCATGTATTCAAATGATCAATTGCAGTTAAATCATTACGAACAATAGCACCGTTAGGAGCCTTTACTGGGAATGAGAATACATAAGTATCGTTTGGCTTCATGAAATCATCTTCTACTGGGATTCCGACTTCTTTTAAGAATGTTGATAGAGGATCTTTCTTGTCTCCACGAACTGTGCGAATGTAATGCTCTGAATGCCATGGGTGCATACCTGAAGATACGCCTGTCAACTGTGAAACAGTTCCTGAAGGTTTTACGCATGTAATTGCAGCAGATTCATTGATTCCAATGTTTGCTGCTTCTTGCTTATTTGTCTCTCTAGCAAGATCACGAGACTTGCTTAAGAATTTTCCTAACTTATCAAGGTCTTCTTTACCAGACATAAAAGTATGTCCAAATTGACCTGTGATTGAAACTCCAAGTAGTCGTTCTTCCTCTGTGTTATCTTTCCAAATCTTACGAAGATACTTAAAGTCTGTAAGTGTAGATTGCCAAGTTCCAAGAATGGTTGCTAGCTTTATCTTATTTTCAATGTCTTTTAGACTATCGTTCTCACGAATTACAACTTCGGATAGATTACAGAACTGATAAGGTCTAAGGATAATTTCTGAGCATGGGTTAGTTCCATAGTGGATTTCTGGATCTCTCCGCCCCCATCTTGCTGCCTGCTTCTGAGCAGCAACCACATTGTATATGCCACGTTCCCCTGATTTTGAATCATATAAATTCTTCCATTCAGCAATAAACTGCTCCATGTCTGGTTTGCGAGAATATGCTACTGAGTTATTTGATAATGCACGTTGAGAATTGTTTTCCCACCAGTTGCCTGATTTTGCTGCTGCCATCTCAATGTCATTAATGTTTGAAAGCGAGATCATTGCAGAGCGACGAACTCCGCCAACGACAACGATTTCACCAATCTTACACATAATATCATGTGCTTCAATAGGTTTCAATTGACGACCTGCTGCAGTTTTAAACTTTGCAATTGTGAAGTCAAAAAGATTAATCAACGGTTGTGGCCCTGAAGAACGACCTCCCATTGTCTTAAGACGAGCACCTGCTGGGCGAAGCTTTGATACATCAATTGCTGGAATTTGTCCTGCCCAAAGCATTGCAAGAAGTTCACGATAAGCCTTAGCCCATCCAGTCTTTGAATCTTCAACTACAATAACAGTTGTTGATTTTTCAAATGATTCTGGGATGGCAGGAAGTTTATTAACATACTTATATTCAACAGAGAATCCAACACCAGTTCCACACATCAAGATATACATTGTTTCATCAAATGATCGTGGATTATCTACTGGAACAAATGAGCAGTTGTATCCTGCAACATGGTCTCTGTCAAGAGCAGCACCTGCAGTCATTACTGCTCTCATTGAAGGCATTACGTTACGATTATAAACTGCATCCTTAAGTTCAGCAACAAGTTTTTCATCTGGGGTATATCCGTGATTCTTTCCAAGATGATTCAACATGAAATCAAAATAACGATCTACAGTTTCTCCCCATGTTTCACGACGATTCTCTTCTGGCATCCATCTTGCATATCTGGACAATGCAATGAAATTCTCATATGGGTTTTCAATAACTTTCGACATATAACACCTTTTCTCCGCCTTTTACGGTTAATTTAAAAAATAGATAGGTTCCAATTCTAGCAAACTTTATTTATAGAGGGAAGGGGTTTAAGAAAACTTTTTAAATATGTGATCAAAGGCATTATTAGTCAACCGATTCCAATTGTATTCTTCATGAATCTTAGTTGACTGAGCATAGTAGTATCCAGAATATGCTTTAAAGTTAATAGCAACATCTCTCATAAGTTCAAGTAGATGTTTATAGTTTGGTTCGTAAACTTTTCCTTCATGTGGAAATGGCCAAGGTGAATCTATAAGTTCTGATTTAAGTTTTAATGGTCCAATATATTTTTCATAATGTGCCCAAGCATCTACACAAATTGTTGGCATACCAGTAGCTAATGCTTGTAATGGAATAAAACCAAACCCTTCTCCATATGATGGATAAACTAAAACATCATGATCATGATATATTTTAACTAATTCTTCTGTTGTCATATCTTTATCTATTATATATATATTATTATATACTTTATTTGGTAAACCTATTATATTCTTATCTATATAATTATTATATATTCTAGTAGTATTATGATTATATACTTTAAGTGTTAAAGAATACCTCGGATCATTACCAAAAAGATTTACAAATGCATCAACCACCATTTGGCCCGCCTTCCTTGGCGCTGGCTCACCAACATGTAAAAATCTTATAATATCATCTTCACGGCGGCGGCGGGGCGCCCAAACAGGATCAATACCATGTGGATAAACACGAACATCTTTGTATCCTGCATCTTCAAAAACATTAGCACACCAATCAGATGTTGTCCATATCTCATCAACTAAACTTAGTGTTTCACGCCATTTTTCTGGCACTACAGTTGATTCCCACGGAGTGTAACTAATCTGATATTGATTTTTATGTAATTTAAAAAATGGTGGTTGAGAAAAGTTTAATTGAACTGGCGCTTTTGGATATTGAAAACCAACTTCATGTCCCAATTCTTTCAATGAATTAACTATTTTTGTGCCAGCATGACCATATCCATTATTGGATTTCATATTTACGACTGGTGTTGAAAATGATATTTGCATTTTATTTTCTGGTCAACTGGCTTGACACGATTTGTCAAACAATGCTACTATTATAGTTCGTTATCTCTAAAGGAGGCAATGCCAATGGAGAATATCAAACAAAAGCTGAGCGATGTTGCTCACAGTTGGACTGTTATAGGAATGATAACATTGTTTCTATTCGGTGTCCAGCCTGCACCAATGCCATCAGCAGAGGCTCTGATTGTAAAACCAGAGATTTCAAAAGCACAAGAAGCACAACTGAAGAAACAAACGCTGGAAAAATTCAGCAACACTGTATACAAACCTTCAGAAATGCTTACTGACAAAGAGTTGCTGCAACTACTCAAGTCTGTAGGTTTTGAAGGACAAGCCCTTAAAATGGCTTGGGGTATAGCTAAAGCGGAGTCCAATGGACGCCCTATGGCATACAACGGTAACAGGAATACTGGAGACAGTTCCTACGGAATTTTTCAGATCAACATGCTGGGAAACCTTGGCGATGATCGCAAAGAGAAATTCGACCTGAGATCAAATGTACTACTGTTTGATCCAGTAATTAACGCAGAGATAACGTATTATATGACTAAAGGCGGAGTCGATTGGTCGTCTTGGCCGAATTCGATTAGTAAAGCTAAGAAATTGATTTTACAATTTCCGAAGTAGTTAGGAGATAAATTGCGGATACAGATTGTGTCCAAATATTTAACCCTTGCAGAAGAGGGCCTTGTGTCAAAAGTGGATTGCCCACTAGACCAAGGCCTTCTAATGCCTAATCAAGATATTAATGATAAAATTTACCTATACTGTCTTTCTTGTGATTACAAAAAAGAAATAGGATTGGACTTGTATGGAAGAATGGAAGAAGCCGTCGGAAGAAACTGATGGCGGAACAATAAAAGAAACAGACCAAATGGGTCGTGAAAAATTCTGGGAAGATATAGGTAGACCATGAGCGAAGAACAAAAAGAAGATTTATCACAAAACCTAGATATGGTTAACTACATTATGCTACACCGTATTTATGATGTAATGACTATAATTGCTAGCAAATTAGTAGGGGCGGAAGAAGTAGATAAGATGATTAAATATCATGACCAAGGATATTTATTGGGTCCCGCTCCATCTTATACCCCACAGGAAGAAAATGAATAAGTTATATATCGATCAAATAGTTCGGTATATGAATAGTGCTCGTTTAGAATTTCAAAATTATTATGATGATGTAGCTATGGCAAATGGAGCCATGAGATGGTTTATAGAAGCCTTGGAAAAACGGCTAGGAAATTGCCACGGCGTCGAAAACGGAAGATGCAAGTTCTACTGGAAGCATGATCATTGCGTCTCTCTAATGGATATTCTGTACGATTTAACAGGTGATGAAAAATATACAATTAAAACAGCCAGAGGAAATTCATGGGACTAAAGTAGTTGACTTAAAAAATAAGATATGTGATACTTAGATAGTACGGGTCGTAGCATCCCACCGTTTGCTCCCCGTGCTTACGCTTCGGCGTAGCAAGTCCCAATTGGATCCGCCTCCGATTGGGATTTGTCCTTTTTAGGAGGTATAATAAGAGAATGATTAGACATACTATAAAAACATTATCTACAACTACTCCAGTAGAAGTAACAGTTGAAGACTTGATAAATGGAGTATGCACTCTTGTTGTGCAAAATGTAGATTTAACCTCAAATGTCTATCTTGGAAATAGCAATGTTTCTACATCTAATTATGGATTTATACTTTATCCAAAGCAGGCTTTTACAGTTGAACTAAGACCTTTTGATAAACTATATGCAATTGGAGATAATGCAACTATACTAGCCTGCATGTCTATTGAGAGAGCCACATGATTCAAAGTACGGTTGGATTTACTTCTCCAAATACTGGTGAAGGAATTCCTGGACCTAAAGGCGATCAAGGCGAACAAGGCCCACAAGGTGAACAGGGAATCCAAGGTGAACAGGG